GCTGGTACAATCTTACCATCTTTTCTATGATACATCCGTAGTTCTTCTAGCAGTTTACTCTGATTTTTAAATATTTTCAATCTCTTTGTCTGCATACGGGTTAGTATTTCCATAACCCCTGCCTCAACGCTATTACCTCCAGATCCTTCTTTTTGACCCAAACTTGGTGGATTACTAAAATGTTCTCTAGTCATGTTTACACCTTCTGTTCTGTACTGCGTTGTTAAATTTTTACCAGAACCTTTATCTGCTTGTCTGCCGTCCATAGGCCATATTACAGGTATCCAATTACCTCTAGATTTTATTGCTGATGCATGAACAGGTACAGTTTCTTGTCGTAAAGAATAACTATCATATACGTAAACTATATCACTATCTCTATCCCATGTAGTCCATACTGCGGCTGTAGGGTGATCCCACCCAAAATCTAAACCACATATTCTAGGCCAATGATCTGGTATCTCTATTGGATCACAAACTATATCTTCTTCTGCTATAGGAAAAACTAAACCAGAACCTAATTGTGGTATTCCTTTTTCACGCATCTTTCTTTCGTGTGGTGGTAACGCTTGTAATATTTGTTCTCTAACTTCTTGTGTCATATGCGGGGCATCATCCCATCCTGCAGTAAACAATGCTTGTCCATCTTTTAGTTGGTTCATAAATTGTGCAACTGTTTCTGTCATACCGCTTTCTGGCGTAAACGTCATATACACAATTCCGCCTTTATCTGCTGTACGTGTTAATGCTTGTGAATAAATACTTGGTGGTGGTTCTTCGTCTAGCCATATAACATCTACACTTTCACCCATCCATTTTTCTTTGCCCATCTCGTAGGCCTTAAATCCTATTCTAGAATTACCACCCGATATATGTTTGACTACTACGCTGTTCAATGCATTTGGTACACCTGCTTTTCTAACTGTATCTGCAATATATTTTAATGGTATTGAACCTGTACCTTTTGCTTCTGGATCATCTGGTTGGCCGACAAGTTCTTTTTGGCAGACATCCCTAGTCGTTTCATTTGAAACACCCCCAGCCCAAGCACGTATTGGTCTAGTAAATTTTCTGCCTTCCCACCACGTTGGGTATCTACCCGTCACATGGTACGCCATTTCCATAGCCCCGCAAAAAGACTTGCCGACACGGTTTCCAGCCATCAGCAATCGTTGTGATGATTTATCCCCATGAAATTTTTTTTGATATTCATAAGGTTTATAATCAACCATTCTATTAGTCGCCTTACGGCGTTCTAATTCTTTAAGTATCTCTACTGCTCTTTGCAATTCTTCGTTCATCAATAATTCTATCTAGATCTTCACTATGTATTACAAGCCAACTGCCTTTTCTATTAGCTTCACACAACGCAACCACAGTCGTCTTATTTTCTTTTTTAGCCAACTCATTTGTATCCTCCCATAATTTAATTGCACTATGCTTTTTTCTTAACTTACATTCAACAAATAAATTAGGATGTATAACATCAGCCCTAGTTATTTTACTATTACCACCAGATAAAGCGTTTCTTGTTCCATTAAAATATTTAGCAATATTTCTTTCCCTTTGTTTCCATGCTTTATCCCCCATAAACCATAAATAACCGTTTTGCTACACATATGCAAGTATTAACTTGTGTTAATATCAATTTTTCCCAATCGCTATGCGGATTAATCCATTGTAATAGGATGCGGAAATGTTTTTGGGGGGTGGGGGTCTGTTTTTTGGCCTTCATTAGAACAAAACGAGTACGAAGCCCTGTCTGTGTAGCGTAGTAGGTAGCATATTTAGAGGAGGAGGCCACGCTTTGACATAGAACAAGACCACAACACAAGCGCCAGACCTTGCTCGGCAGGGCGTGTGTGTGTGTGCGGATATCCATTATCTGACCCATATATGCGCAGGATTAGGCGTAGAGCTTACCTGTAGGATAAGTGTCGTGTCTGTCTGTGTATGTGTCTATATGATGAGATATGGAGGAATAAGGCCTAGTTTATAGATCCATTACCCCCGCCGTTGTCGGTAGGTGTTACGATACGCACCGCACCCAACAGATGTTGGAGTTCTTGGCGCAGTTCCTCGTCTGTCTTTTTGCCTGTCACGTCCTCTACTTTGTGCGTAGTTTGGTATCCTGTACGATCTAGCAGGGAGTTGATAGCCCCGAGTTTAACGCTTGGACTAATCTTATCACCCTCAATCAAGGATTTAAGTTTATCTACGGCCATTGGAACAGCACTAGACAACAGCTTACGTGTAGCGTCATCAATCTCGTTGGATAGCTTGTTTTTAAGTTCGTAGCCCTGTTGCTCGGCAGTCTTTTCTGAATACCCCGCCTTGATTGCGCTTTGTGTAGCGTTCCCTGTTTGGCTAAAGTACTCAATAAAGCGTTTTTGTTGATCTGTAAGCATTCTAGTCATGTTACAACCATTCTAACCTAAAGCAGTTGACATTACAATAACATTATAATATTAACTTTAGTTAACTAATGAAAGGAGGATTGTTATGACTATGCCAAACGTAGATCATATTAAACAAGTCTTATCTGATGAGTTAAAAACTGATCAAACTATAAAAAAACTTGAAGCAGTTTTAGACTTTCTATGTAAGATGACGGATAGAGATATAACTATTTTTTATCCAACAAAACAATCTGAAATAATCCCTTATCTTAAAAAAGAGATCAAAAAGACATTGGAGTTGGTCAAATGATTAAGATGAGGATTAAAGGTAAATTGTACACGGGTCAAACCGTGTACGATTGTTTATGTCAAGCAGTACGTCAACCAATTAACATTCATGCTAAAATGGTGGACGTTAATAAACTTATCTCAAAAACCAATATAACTAAAAAGGAGGATAAAAATGGGATATACTAACTATTGGACACAACCAACAGACTTTACTGACAATGAGTGGAGTAAGGTCAAAATGGAGGCCGACTATATTCGTAGTTGGTCTGAACTACCACAGATCAAGAAATATTGTGAAGTGGAAATTCACAAGGACGAAATAATTATATACGGCCCTTGTGAGAGTATGAACCTTAAACGCCATGCGAGAACCGTTAAGCGTTATCCCGACGAGGATGTTACTTTTAACTTTTGTAAGACACGTGAGGAAGTCTATGATCTTGCAGTATGGCACTTGCTTGTTGCTTGTGCATTCATCAAGCCCGACTTTAAAATATC